TTCCAGTTCAGCCTTTGCCATGAGTGTCTCAATGCTGATGTCATCCCACTCAATGTTGAGGTTAGGAATGAAGTCATCGCCATATCGCTCAAGCAAAGTGCGTAGGGATTCAAGTGTGTTGGCATCGCCATTCACCATGTCAAAGCCAATGTTGGCTACATCTTCACCAATCACCTGCTGGAATAACTTGGATAACACCTCTTGTGCTACATCACTGCCCATAGTGTTTTCTCTCTTCACACTGGCAAACAGGGATGAGAAGGCTTGCTTCTGTGCAGTAGTCAGTGTCGGGTTATCCGACATGAACAGTGCCTCTACTTCATCAGGCGTTACGGTACGATTGTACCTGTCCATCGCCATGTCAATGGTCTTCTTAATCTTCCGCACATCCTTACTGAACAGGCGGTCAGGACACTTAGCACCACGATGGTCATCGTAGAACGACTTGTCCATTAAACTTCGTATTAGGGATAGTTCCATGTTGTCATACTCCTATGTTGGTTAGGTTTTCAAAGTCTGTTGGATTACGATACTTCAAGTCATCTGTCAAGCGAAGAACACGAACATCATTTACATGACCTCTTAGTTCTTTTGCCATTGCCAATGTCTTGGGTAAAGCATCAGGGTCTAAAGCAATTATGGCTGTTGAGAACTGCGCAAGATACTTCTTGTGAGATTCCTGTAATGATGTCCCCAACACGGCGACCCCACACCAAACATCATTACCGACAACTGCGGCACTCACGCAGTCCTCAACAACTACGGCGACTTTACCACACCCATGACTGTATGGCAAGCCACTTTTTCCATATCGTTTCCATTTAGGCAATCTTTTTCCAAGTGACCGTCCAGTTGCGTCCACTGTTTTGCCCTCATGTACGACAGGAAATACTGCACGATGCTCCTTTACATCATACATAATACCGACTTCATCTACATCAATGCCATACAACTCCATAGCCCATTCCGCTACATCAAATGTAGGTGGCACGATGTATTCTGGCATGACGAATGTGTTCTGTGATGCAAATACTTCTGCACCATCAAAGCCCCTACGAATATCATCAATGGTCATACGAACACGAGTACCACCACTGACCTTGCAAGAAGCCTTGTAACAATTCCACACAAGACTTCCCATGTTATTGGTCACAGTGAAAGTGTTGTACCCATTACAAACAGGACAAGACATTCTCTTTGTATGTCCACTTGGTATATCCATATCACTTATAATGTTATATATATTACTCATGTATATATCACTCTCCTTGTCGGCATTTGTCTATGCTTATATCATGCATTTTTCGTGTGGTCAATGCATAATTTGCACTAGCATAAGTATTTTTCATGTATGGTTTGACAGACTGTGGGTTACTATGTCCTGTAACCGACATGATTTGTGCCATACCGACACCTGCCTCTACCATTTCTGTTGTTCCTGTCCTTCGTAAGTCGGACAAGCGTAGTTCCTCTGGTAATCCTGCATTACGCATGGCTTGTCTCCCAAACTTAGACAATCTGTCTATGCTATAAGGGTGATATTCACCATTCATAGGGCGTGGACGAGGTGCAACTAAGGGTTGAAAGCCAAAGTCTTCCTGTTGGTGCGACAACATGCCGCACAAGTCATCACTAATTGGTAATGTAACTTGCGCACGGCGTTTGCTTTGCTCTAAATGCAACTTGCCTTCGTCAAAGTCAAGCATGTCCCATGTAAGCAGACGCATATCGCCTAGCCGCTGACACCATTCGTATGCCATGTGTACAATCAACCCAATACTACGGTAGTCAAAGTCACTATATGCGTAGTCAAGAAACTTACGCACATCCTCTTGTGACCATACAACCTTTCGAGGTTTAGGTGTCTTACGCTTGATGTTAGCAAAGGGATTTATCTTTGCATACTCCATCTCAATAGCATAACGAAACACAATAGATGACACAGTACACACATGATTAGCGAATGTAATACCACGCTGTACCCATTCCTCATAGGCGTGTTTGGCTTGCTTGGTTGTCAATTTATCATAGTGTACATCACCAAATTCGTCAGTCAGTATGCCAAGGAAATATTGATAGTCTTTCTTAGACCTGTCCCTCAACATACTGAAATCATTAGACGAATAGTATTTATGTATTAAGTCACTGACTGTTTTCATTTGTCAAATACTCCTGTCTGTTGTTGTACTGCTGTGTGTTCGGCATGACAGTTTGCACATAGTAATCTACACTTACGCATCTCTTTCTTGATTGCTTCCTTACTATATCCAAACATTTTACCAATCTCCCTTGACTTTGTTTCGGGATTGATGTGGTCAAAATGAAGTGCGTCAGGATGTTTTTTATACCCACAAAATAAACAACCATGTATAGTTTTGTATCTTCTTATTAACACACGCATACGCTTTGCTCTTCGTTTTTTGTCAGCCGCCTTGCGCTTTTTGGTGTTTTTCCATACGTTAGGTGAGTTCCAAAACGTATATACTTTACCATTAGGTTGTCTTCTATAATAATGAAGAAAGATGTAACCATCTTCTCTAACATCACCGAAAGATAAAGGAAGCCCTAAAGTTTCCTTTTCCGATTTAGATATATACAACATTACGCCGCAATCAACTCCTTAAACACTGGTGATTCAATCCACTGTGACACTTTGTGTTCACGCTGGAACATGGACACTGCTTGTGTATCCTTGCCTGTCTCACGAAGGTTGAAGCCATTACGCTCATCGGCATAGGATGCATAATTAGTAAAGGCAGAGTACAATGCCCAGACATTCTCACCACGCACACTTGCCTCTTGGTTATACAAACCAAACATCTTCTCTGATGCCCTGTCAGACTTCAGCAATGCCTCTAGCATAGCCTTGACATCACCTACATACAGAGGCTTGTTAGCCCAGCCTTGTAGACGCTCCGACTGTGCATAGAACGACTGTGTAGACTCCCGCAGGTCACGAATGAACCTATCCATGCTGAAGTTAGCAGTGTTCTTGCGGCGAATCTTGTCATGTTCACCGCGAATCATACCGTTAGTGCAGAAGAAATCAATAGCACCAAAGTATGTCTGGTTAGAACATGAACCATCCACCCCATGCAGGGCAATGATACGCTGTGCAATGGTTGTGCTGTGCTTGTCACTCTCAATACGAGCAGTCACATTGGGCAACACCATGTCCATCATAGCCCACGCATTCTGTCGTGCTACACGCCACTTGATGTTCATGCTGTCTGTTTGTTCTTCACCCAAGTTCTCTGTGACTGTGTTGTGTACACCCTCAAAGAAATCTGTGTGATTAGCACAGTTGAATGTGTTGCCAACAACACCAATGTATTCACCAGTGTTGCCGTTGATGACATACTTCTTGTCATGAACCTTGGTAGGTTCAAACTGTACATCAAAGTTAAGTTTCTCAGGAATCATTTCCTGCATTGGTATTGAAAAATCTAAAGGCATATCTGCTCTCCTTATGTTAGTTTAAATGTCAACTGATAGTGTGTTGTTATTATAACCCCACACATACTATTCCCTATACTCAGAACAAACTTTACAAGTTCACTAATAGTACAATAAGTGCAACAATAAATGTTTCCATCTTATAACTCCTTATTATCATCTGTGTCAGCAAGTACCCAATCAGCATAGTGCTGTCTGTTACCTTCATCGTCTTCTTGTGGTACAAACTTTAGTACACTATGCATCTGGCTTTGTAAGTCTTCTAACTTACGCACATCAGACATCCATAAATCCTGACACTCCCATATCGTCTGAATTATATTGCGTAAGTCATTATAAGATTTGAGAAACTCTAGTCTCTGTTCATGTGTTAGTTCCATATTACATATTCCTTTCAAAGTTACATTTACTCTCTGCCAACCATACTGGCATCTCACGACCCTTACTATACCTAGCAAATTTGAGTTTGTCAACAGCATAAAACGCACGATAAGCCATGATGGGATACTTCTCATCAGTCTTGAGTTCATCATGCCCACTAAAGCATTGTGGGTGTGGTGTCAATGCACCCTCTGGTATCAGTTTAATGCCTTTGTACAATGCCTCGCTATGCTTACCTGCACCATGCCACTTGCCATACCTATGGTGGTATTCACATAGCATGGATGTGTACAGGCTGTAAGCAAAGGCATAGTTAGCCCTAGTTTCCATAGCCCACAGTGTGCATGGATGCTTCTGATGCACAGGTTTGTACAAGCCGTGCTTCTCTGCATACTCAGGTGCATGATGCCATAGGCTAGTGCATAGCATCTGTGCTTCTTCCAATGGCATCTTCACAATGTGTTGGTCACATAGTGACTGTGCGATTGTATCAGGGTGATGGTCAA